AAATTTTCTGATGCATTTTCAACAGCTTGAGCAGCAGAAGAAATAAGAAATTGATCATTACCTTCTAAAGCATTAACTAAAGTTTTTGATGCAGTGTCTAAATTATCTTTTCTTTTAGCTGTAACCTCTTCCATACTATTCATGATAGTACCATCATCATTACCAAAGCCCATAAATACTTCAGCAGCTGGTGGAATAATTTTATTACCAATTCCAGCATCAGCTAATGCTTGTCTAGCTTTAGCTGCTATATCTTCATCAGAGGGTCTATTAAATATATTTTCTAAATTACCTTGTCGTATATCTGGACTAGATGCTAATGTACCAGGTTTAAACTTACTACCTAGTTTACCATCCCTAACTCTATACCATTCACCATCAATTTTTCTATAGTCTTTTGGTTTACCACTACCAAATTCTATATCTTTAAGTAAAGGAGAGTAAGCACCTTCATATCCAGCAGTCATTGTTTCTAAATCGTCAGCTCTATTTTCTTGAGTTTGCATTTTATTAAACTCTTCATCAGACATACCTTCTCCTATTCCTTGAGGATTATAAGAAGGAACCTCTGGAATTGTAGGAACTCCTGATGCAACATTACCTAAATCTTCTTCATCAGTTGTATCTTTTGCAACTTGCGCAGTTGCTTCTTGTAGTGCTTTATTAATTACAGGATCAGAATGAAAAACTTTACCTATTCCTGGATACACTTCATCTCCAATGTCTAAATACTGTGGAATTTCACCACCCCTATTTTGAGCAATTGAAAAACCTGATTGATAAGTTGTGCCAGGATTTTTTGTTGCTTGCTCATTTAAATTCGAAATAGAATCAACTTCTTGCACATTATCATCAGAATTATTACCTCCAAAAAGATAAGACCAAATTCCTCCTGATGATTCTTTCTCAGGCTTGGGAATTTCGGTAGGTTTCTCAACCTCTAAGTTTGTAATATTACCTACAGCATCTAAGTTTGGTTTAGGTTCAGGTAAAGATATTTCTCTAGGCTCTATAAATTTATTAGTTCTATTTTGCCATCCTTCTAAAAACTTTTCTTTTAAAGGATTGTTATCTGCTACTTTATTATAATAATTTAATCGTGCTATACCATATGAAGTATCAAAGTTTCCTTTATTATTATAATTATTTGCAGCTTTAATTGTTTGTGGTCCTAAAAAATTATCAACGTCTATCTTTGATCCTTCAGGTAATGTACTATTTATTTCTTTTTGTAATAATTCTACTGCTCTACCAGGTCCTGCATTAATAGCCATGTCTAAAACATTATGCTGCATGTAATCAGGTAGCTGATCTATTTTATATTTCTTATAATAATATTTTTTATAAATATCTTTAGCACCTTTTTCTGTAAGATTTTTAAGATCTTCTATAGTTGCTTTTGGATTTATATGTTCTCTGTATGTTTCTAAAGTAACTCCATACTTTGTAGGCTTATCACCTTCGTAATGAGTAAACTGATCTCCACCACCCTTAGCTTTTTCAGAACCCATAATTTGGTTAATCATAGAGTCTACTTCTTTACCTGATTTAGCATACATAGGAATTTCACCGTTCTGTATATCTCTACCTACATCATTCATTTGTTTAATTTGTGGTCCGTATAAATCTACTGCTTCCTTGTTAACAACAAATTCTCCAGGAGTAAGCCAAGCCGGTACAGTATCAGATCCTCTAGGTTCACCAGGATGGTTCTTAGCTAACCCTCCCACTGCTTCATACTGAGGTATCATAGAAGTCATAGGAGGAACTTCTAATTGTCCGTCAGTAGTAATTTCTATTGATCTCATATTCCCGTATCGATCTTTTTCAGTAGTCTTATACTTCATATTAAACTCCTAGTTCTTATATTCGATAGTCTCTTTCCTTTCCATCTTTACAGATTTATTATTTGAAAGAGGTCCAGATGCTGCAGTCATTCCACCATGTTCTTTATATTGTGGCATTAGCATACTTGCTAAAGGTCCTTTATATTTACCTAAATCTAATCCCATTAGTCCACCCATATTAGCATGTACTGCTCCACCTTCATTAAACAAACCAAATCTTTTTCCTAACAGACCTAAGCCTATAGCCCAACCAATAGGATTAGAAGCTAAAGCTGCCATCATCCCAGCACCTCCAGTAGTAGCACCTGTAGTGGCAACCTTAGCAGCTTCACCACCTAATCCTGTAAGTAAAGGTGAAGCTCCACCAGAAGCACCTCCCATTGCAGCAGTAGCTTTAGGCGCAAACATTTTACCTAGAAAACTTCCACCTTTATCAATTGCCATATCAGCGCCTTTCATTCCAATTTTACCAGCTACATCAGCACCAGCAGCTTTTGCAACTTCTATTATTGGATCTTTTTTTTCCTGTGTTTGCATAGGTTGTGGTTGATACCTTGCACGCTGTAGCATTCTTTTTGCTTCTTCCTCATCATACGGCCTAGCTAATTCTATAACCATTATTTACCTCCACCACCAGTAGTTGTTTGTGTTTGTTGTTGAGGTGCAGCACCTAAGTAACCAAAGTATCTTGAAGCTGCTGTAGCAGGTGCATCTAATTTTTGTTGTGCAAATGCTTGTTGTGCACTACCTACTTGACCAAGTCCCTTAGCGCCTCCTTGTATATCTTGTTGTCGTTGTTGTTGAAATTCCATTGACTTATCACCAACTGCACTAGCCATCATTCTCTGAGCTCTTGCTGATCCACCATAACCACCGAGTGCTGCTTGTCCAGCTGCTGAACCTACTACATCTCGTGTAGCTTTATTCATAGCGTTAGTATAATCAAATGCGCCAGTCCCAGCAATAGCTTGTTCAGCTAAAGTTTTTTGTGCAGCAAGTGCAGCTGTTTGACTAGGATCCATTGCTGCTACAATACTACTTGTATCACCATCTCTAACTTTAGCCATGTCACTTTCATATTGACCTGTAACATCTTTTAAAACTGTTTCTAAATAAGGCTTGAACTCTGGATCAATACCTGATTGAGTAACTGTTTGTTGTGGCGCGCTTCTTCCTCCACCCATAATTTATTCTCCTATGATACCTCTTATCGAAGTACTTAATTTAGCATTGTATCTTTTTGCTAATAGTTTTCCATATCTCAATGAATCACTTTCCCCTCTCACTGAGTCTGCTCTCCAGTGTTTACCACCATGTTTTTTAGTATGCTCTATCATAGCATCAAATAATTTATATACTACGTAAGCATTATTCTTATTCTCTAAATTTACAATACAATCTTTAACATCCATTATATATTTGTTATTATAATAATTAACATACGCATGTGCTGTTAAAAATCCTTGTATGTTATGTTCATTATAACAACCTATTGCTAAATAATGTGGATTTGTTTTTTGATGTTCAACTATATCTAAAAAGTATCTCATCCATACAGCTTCGTTATATTCAAAGCCATGAAACTCACCATTGATTGTAACGTATTCTTTCATTAAACGTATAGCGTCTAATGTATCATTGTCTTCTATTAATCTTATCTTCAATTACTTTGGCTCCTCAGGAAATACAATCGTATCAGGATCTGTAACTCCTTTAGTTATATCTCTAAGTTGTTGTCTATAAGTTTTCCATGCATCTTGTGTACTTGGATATGTGCTATCAGCTAACTGTGTATAGTCTGAGTTAGTTAGTAGTGTATTTCTTTTATTTCTTACTTTTGTAAATTTTAATTCGTTAGTTTTAATAAGAGTTTTTTTAACTTCATCATAATAATATCCTATTGAATCCGCTAAATTAACTGTAATCATACTATTATCAGTAACTACTTTTTCTCCGTCTTTTAAATCATCCCAATAACCAGTTTCAGATTGCATAAATTCTAAAAGAATATTATCTTTATTAAGTTTTAATTTAATTGTCATAATCTTTTAACCTCTATAACTGTAGCACTTGCATTAGAACTAGTTAAACCACCATTCTCTCCAGTTGTTGTTGAGCTAGTAGATATAGTATAAGCTGTATTTTTAGCTACTGAAAATTTAAAAGCATTTGTAGCAACTTTACCTCCTTCACCATTAGAAGTAGAAATACTTGCATTTGCATTATTTCCAGAAAAAGTTACAGTAATACTACCAGCATGCCTAGCACTAGTAGCAGCACCTGTAACAGCTAAGAATACAATAACATCTGTATTTATATTAGCTATATTAGATGAAGTAAAACTTATAAGAGTTCCAGTACCATTACCACCATAAACAGCAGTAACAATTCCTTCAACTAAATTTTCTGCTTTAATTTCACCAGTTATAGTTATATTAGTTACATCAATATCAACAGCTGAAATACTACCTGCAGTAATAGCTCCTATATTAGCATCAATAGCTGCTAGTCCTCCTGCACCTACACTTATTGCATCAGCACTAACTGTACCATCAACTATTACACTACCTTGTACAGTTGAGTTACCTCTAATATTAACATTATTAAAATCAGCATTACCCGTTGCTCTTTCTATTTTCCAACCAGCACTATTTGGACTATAAGTATCAGACTGTAAATCAGAACCAATAGGTATAACTCCTTCTACAGTTCCAAAAGTTATTATCTGACCATTAGTAACTTCACTAGTTTCTACATGAAATGTAACTTGCCAATGCTTATCTGCTATAGTTGTACCACCACCCATGGCAGAAGTGATAGGAACATATTGCCAACCTGATGTTAATCCTGTAAATACACCCGAATCATAATCATAACCAGTTGCTGTTGGCGCTGAAGGTTTATTAGCATCTGTAGCTGCTACATTATAATATAATATACCGTTAGCTACTGCACCACCGTATAATAATTTAGGGTTACTCCACTTAGCTGTAACTGTTTGTCCAGCTTGTCCTTTTATTTTAGCTTCACAAAACCATACATTAACACCAGCTCTATTTAGTTTTGTTTTAGTCCAGTTACTACTTGAACTCCATACAGCACCTGATACTTGATAAGATGTTGTACCCGGATTAGTAGGTCTTGCTGCTACTTCTCTATATTGTTTTATTATAACATCTATTTCTTCATCTGAGTATGCTGAGAATGTTGCACCCGTAACAGGTAAAGTAGGTAACGAATCTGTGTATGCAACGTATGCAACAAAGCCATCACCGTCTGCAAATGGTGTAAACTGTTGTACTGCACCATCTTGTGTTTTAGAATATACTGCAACTAAAGATTCAGAAGTATTTACTGATTCATTTATATTATCTATTTGATGTTGTATTCTGTTAGTAGCTTCAGTAACTTGTTTTTCCCATGCAGATTGTGAAGGATCTTTATCACTATATTGTGAAGGTTCTGTAATCGTCATCTTGTTCCTCCATCTTGTACTTCAATTTGAATACCAGATAAATTCCATGATGTTGATGTAGCTGTGCCATCATCTATTTTATAACTAATAAATCTTCCATTTAATCTAGCATCTGATTTATATGAAGTAGCTACATTAAATGTATTTGTTTTAGTAGAAGAACTTGTAAAATCTATTGTAGCTCCTGGACTATTACTTGAAAGTGTTTTAATATTTAATGTACCAATACCTTGAGTTAATAATGCTATTGAGTTAAATGCTTCTGTATAAAACTCAGGTGTTACTGATAAGTTTTTACGCTCTAAGTAAGAAGTATAAGGATCATCACTATTATCTAATACTCTATGTGTATAACCTACATCAGCTGCTAAGATAGAAGAGCCAGAATTACTGGTTCCTGATGTACATACTTGTGCAAATACTGGAAATAATTTATCGAAGCTAACTGTGCTTGTAGTCCAAGGTCTTTCATTATTTCCAGACCCTTTAACAGGTGCGATAACACCAGATACAATTCCATTTAAATCTCTCACTGTCCAATTGTTTAATCTATAATTATATATTAATGCTTCATTACAAACTGTGCTAGTACCTTTAGGATAGTTAATCCATATTTCATCTTCTTTTTGATTACGTAGTATAAATAGTTTATTAGCTTTATCATTATTTAAATTAGTATAAAAGTAATCTCTAACTTTTGCATCAGCTATTGAAGTTATATTACCAGGATTTCCTGAAAATATGTATATATCATTACTACCTACAATTAAATGTTTACCATTAAACTCTACAACACCATCAGTTGTTTGTGCACCATACTGTGAAGTAACTGGTGAAAATGCAACAGGCGTTACAACACTATTAGTTAATCTTAAATTATGAATAGATGTATTTGTATAGATATACATATTACCTTGAAGCTGTACTAAGTCTTGTACAGTTGCAGTATCTGATAATGTAAATTCATCTGCAGTATTTGTTCCTGCTGCAAATGGATTCCAGTTCTGTGGTACTGAACCTGGTACGGCTACATCTGAAGTTCTTACAACTCCTGGTAAGCTACGTATAACACCAGCTGTTGTGCTTTCTTTTAAATTACCTGCAACTAAAAAGTTACCGAAAGATCTTATAACACCACATTTAGTAGCTATTGGATTTCTTGATATAACAAAACATCTTACAACATCATTCTCTACAATGTTAGTATTAAAAACAATATTAGTAGTATCTGTTTCTGTGTTAGTATATATTGCATATTGAAAATTACTATTAGCTGAAGTAGCTGGACTTGCTGGTACATCTCCTGGTACAAAGTTAGTTGCTATTACACCACCATTAGGTGCATTACTTCCTGCATTCGTACCAGCAGCTATAGGTGCACATTCAGTTGTAGTTTCATTAGGTGTTTGTTTAGTTACAAATAAAGTGTTCTTAGTAAAATCTATTTTCTGTCCTAAATCAAATAACCTAGGATTATCAACTGTAACTCCTGTATTACCAAATGCTAATTTAACTGTAGCTTCTAGTACTTTAGGTGCTGAGTTATACGATTCCCATCCTGGTAACTTAGCAAAGTTAGGTACTGCAGTTATATCGGTATTATCAAGAGTATCCATTATATAATGAGGAGCTTGTATTCCATTATTTATTATTAAACAAAAGCCGCCAGCAAATTCTGTAGTTTGCCAATTACCTTTATCTTCACCTGAAGCAGTGTAGCTAGCCTCAAATCCTGCATCAGTATAATTAACACCACTAATTGTTCTAGCAAAGGTTGTAGGTGTTACATCATTTATAGTACCATCAATTCTATAAAGAAATGTACGATGACCTACTACAACACTTCCATGTTTTTGTTCAGCTACAAATACATAATAAGTGCTATTAGACGTTACTAAATTAGGATTATTCCACCACGTTATAAATATTATTTGACCAGCAGTATATGTATGAGAAGCACCACTAGGCATTGGTATAGTTAAGTCAGGAGATAAAGCTACATCACCTTTCATTTTATGTGCAGCCATATCTCTGAATCTTATATTTCTGGCATCAGTAAATACATTAGGTGCTAACCCAACTGTTGGTGTATCTTTAACTACACCAAATTGTGTTAAGTTAGTAATAGGTATAACTTTGCTTGCCATTTAAATCTCCTTAAGCACATTCCTTTTGACCAGTTTGAGGATCTATAAAACAAGCTTCAACTTGCTCCTCTTCCTTAACTGTCTCAATCGCATCTGTGTTCTTCTCTTTTTCTTCCACGGTTTGCAGTACGCCGAATCGTTTACCACTAAGTCTAAATGTGGTACATCCTTTCGCCCCGCCTTTCCAGGCATCAACATAAACTTGTTTGAAATCTTCATACGAAATATCATCACCTACGTTACAGGTTTTTGAGCACGCACTATCTATGTAGTTTTGTGCAAGCAATAATACAGCTAAGTGTTCATTTACATTTATATCGTTAGCTGATCGTCCTTCAACTCCTTTATTGTAAGCGTAATCTTTTACTCTCTCGGTCTTAGGCCCTTCAAAAGTTTGGATAGTTCTATCATAATAATGACTAAATACAGGTTCAATTCCTCCACTAACATTGTCAGCAACTAAACTAATAGTACCTGTTGGTGCTATTGAAGTTAAGTGACTGTTACGAATTCCATGTTCTCTTATTAATTTTTTAACTGAAGAAGGTAAGCCTCTTACAAAATTAGATTTTAAATATGCTTCTCTATATAAAGGAAATGCACCTTTCTCTTTTGCTAATAAGGCTGAAGCTTTATATGTAGTATCTCTTAAGCATGCAAATATTTTTTCAGACCACGTCATAAATTCTTCTGATGCATACGGTAAACCTAATAGTTCACCAGCATTAGCTAGCCCTGTTAAACCTAATCCCATTCTTCTTTTGTTCTTAGCTTCGTCAGCTTGTTCTTTTAATGGATATATAGTTCTATCAATAACATTATCCATTGCTCTTACTACTTGATATATATCTGCTTTGAATTTTTTAAAATCAAACTCAAAATATGATTGTGCTTTATCACCACCTACAATTTGTTCTTCATCTAAATACTTTGTAAGATTAAATGAACCAAGTAAGCATGCGCCATATGGTGGTAGGGGTTGCTCACCACACGGATTTGTAGCAAATATTTCTTCACAGTAATAAAGGTTATTCATTTCTTCTATGCGATCAATAAATAATACGCCAGGCTCAGCCCAGTCCCAAGTGCTATCCATGATTTCATTCCAAAGGTCTTTTGCACATATTGTTCCGTACGGCTTTCCTTCGAATTCCAACGTAAAGCTGCTATCCAAATCATTAGTCAATGCCTCCATAAATTTATCAGTTATACCAACACTAATATTAAAACCAGTAAGCTTATCAGAATTACGTTTAGCAGCAATGAACTCTTTAATATCCGGATGGTCGACCCTAAGGACACCCATCTGCGCCCCACGTCTGTGTCCTGAGCTAGCGATGGTTTGACACACAGCATCAAAGATACCCATGAAGGAAACAGGACCGCTAGCCTGGCTATCGAGTGATTTAATTTTATCGCCTCTTGGTCTGATGCGGCTAAAGTCATAACCAATCCCACCGCCTCTACGCATTGTTTCAGCAGCTTCACTGGCTTTCTCCATTATGCTATTCATGTTATCGTCTATTATACCTGATACAAAACAGTTGTATGCAGTTGTAATTCTATTAGATCCTATTGCAGCTTGTACTCTACCTGCTGGTAG